TAATGAAATTGATGAGTTGGGTCTCTCCAATTTGGTTCCCGGCAAGAGTTGTTTCCCATTCTATCTGCTCAGAAGGCGTTATATCAAACGCTATTGAGAAACTCATTCTAGTTTCTAGACTTATCTCCTTAATAGTAATTTCAACATTACCTGATAATTTAGCCGGGGTCTTATCGACACAACCTAGTGGTTTAACTTTAGAATTTATCAATTTGATAGCAAATGCCTGTAAAATTGGTACGCCTTGGTTTGTTGCTAATTCGCATAAACCAATACCACCCTTATACCTCTCCAAGCACGGTAGATATTCGAAAGGACATACGCTCGATCTAGACATTGTCCTTATAGGATCTTTTATCATAGTATATCTACCACCCACCATCACAGGGCTACATTGGCAAAACGAAATCTTCTCGAATTCATATGCCACTCTATCAATTTTTGATTCCATGTTATAGACTTCAAAATTCTTTAGCAACTCAACTTCGGTGACTTTATCATAATCCTGTTTTTCCATGATGACAACACTATCATCTCCATTAACATGTATTTTACATCTTTTTCCCATCACTTTCCTCAATATTAAATAATTTATTAGGGAATTACCATCAGATGTAGTATACTCACCGCTCATCCTAGTTCCTAAAACTTTATACCTAATGTTATATTTTGTTCTGCCCTTATTTTCGCATTGACTCATCAACAAATTCTTGACGAGTTCAGCTAGATCATCATCCAAATATTCCTTGGCTAAAGTAACCCAAAATACCCTTTCAACAGATAATAGTTCCCAACAAACGTGAGCATCGAATTTAGAGTGATCAATGCAAACAGCTATTGGCTTGACAAACGAATTCCAAGATTCTTGAAATACCGCTGCCATTTCAACTTGGGTCCTCCCTTTCATAAATATTGATTTGATCTCTTGTCCGCTTGAAAACTTATTTGACCCTAACATTGCTTTAGAAAATGGCCACAAGAGCCTTTTCAAGGTATATAAGTATTCAAATGATCTATGTTGTATCATTCTAGGTGCTTTCTCAAATAGTTTATCATATTCAAATTTTTCAAATTTTACAAATGATGAAACACCCGCGAACCTTTCCTTGCGAATTAGCCTACCATTCTTGATTCTTTTGTAGGCTGCGATATATCGCTTCACAACACAACTCCTAGTGTTGGATATTAATTCAACATGATTTATTCTACACACGTCCACCTCAATTTTGTTAGCCAATTTCCTCGCATCCTTACGGAGTCTCAAGATTTTATCTTGGTTTCTAGAAACTAGATCTTTGAGGATATGCCTTTGGGTTAAAC